CTGTTGATGTAGCACTTAATCCAAATACAGGATTAGGTCAACTTACCTCCGCACTTGCTGCAGGAACAAACGAATCTTTCTTACCATTTGATGAGGAAAGATATGTCTTTATGAGATCTGATGGAACAACTGTTGCATTAAGAGATGATATGTTTACCTTTACCACAGGTAATACAGTATTGCAAATAGAGGGTTTGGGAGCAGCAACAACTGGATGTACATTGATAGCGACTCTCACAAAATCTAAACCAGCTGCAAAAATAAAAAGATTAAATCGTGTAAATGCTACTGTCGTTAATTATTCAAAAGATAGTGCCTCTGGTATTGGTGCAACAACTTTAAACGATGGTCTAACATCAGGAAACTTCCCGATTGGAACTAGAGTTCAAGATGAAAAAATATCATTGAATGAAGCAGATGTTATTGATATTCACGGTATCTTTGAATCCACTGATAATTCAGAAGCCTCTGCACCAAAGATGACTCTAACATCTTTAAATGGGCCATCTGGAAAAACAACTGATTTAATTATTGGAGAGCAATTTACAGGTCAAACCAGTGGTGCTGTGGCGATTGTTGCTGAGTCTTTGACGGACTCTCAAATAACATATATCACTCTTAATGAAACTGCATTTGAAGAGAGTGAAGTTGTAGTATTTAAAGAAACAACTGTTCAAGGTTTGATCACAACTTTGGATAATCCTAGTAGAAATATATCAGCTAACTATACATTTACTAATGGTCAAAGAAGCACTTTCTATGACTATGGTTTTATTACAAGAAGATCAAACTCAAAAGCACCTAAGAGACAATTAAAGATATATTTTAAAAATGCTTTTTATGAAACTACCGATCAAGGTGATATAACAGTCAAAAACTCTTACGATAGTTTTAATTATAGTAAAGAAATTCCTATGATTAATGGTGAGTATGTAACTGATACTATTGACATAAGACCAAAAGTTTCTACTTATACTGTTGCTGAAAATGTCAGATCTCCTTTTGAATTTAAAGGTAGAGTATTTACAGCATCTGGAAGTTCTGCTGCTAATATACTAGCATCAGATGAAACTATTACTGTTGATTTTTCACATTTTGTTGGTAGACTTGATAGAATTTTCTTAGATAAATCTGGTAGATTCCAAATCAAATATGGTAATCCTTCAGAAAAAAGAGAAAGACCAGATGGAGTTGATGACGCTATAGAAATAGCAAGTATTCTTTTACCTCCATACTTGTTTCAACCAAGACAAGCAAGTATTGATTTCTTAAAATATAAAAGATATAGAATGCAAGATATTAAAGATCTTGAAGATAGAATCAAGAATCTTGAATATTATACATCATTGTCTATGTTAGAAACACAAACATCAAACTTGTTTGTTGCTGATGCTGATGGATTAAACAAATTTAAATCTGGTTTCTTTGTTGATAATTTTACAAGTCTTAAACCACAGGAAACTAATGGTTTTAAAGTAAAATGTAGTTTAGATCCTTATCATAATGAACTAAGACCACAACATTATTGCACATCCATAGATCTTATGCCAGGCCCTGTTGAAGGTGTAGATGCTGGAACTGATCGTGCTTTTCTTGCTGCTGAAGGAACAAATATAAGAAAAACTGAAGATATAGTTACTCTTAATTACACAGAAACTGAATGGTTAAGTCAACAGTTTGCAACTAGAACAGAAAGTGTTACTCCTTTCCTAGTCAGTTTTTGGCAAGCAACTGTTAAACTAGCACCATCAACAGATACATGGACAGATACTGCTAGACTCGATGCGAAGATAATTCAACAGGAAGGTAACTTTGCTGGCGTTATGGCACAGGCAATGCAAGAGTTTGGTGTGGATCCACAGACTGGAATGGCTCCTATACAATGGAACTCATGGGAAACTAATTGGAGTGGTCAAGAGATTTCAGAACGCACAAAACAAAGAAAGGAAAAAAGTGTTACTACTAAAGAAGAAATTATTAAAGCAGGTTGGATTAATGGTGGATCTGGAGTTAACCACTCAGTAATGCATAAGACAAGAAAAACAACAACTTTTGAGGATACAATTCGTGATACATTCCAAATTGATAATCAAAGTAGAAATGGAACCAGAAAAGTTGTAACAGAACAATTTGATAATGAGTCTCTAGGAGATAGAGTTGTAAGTCGTGATGTTATTATGACAATGCGTTCTAGAAACGTAGAATTTAGAGTAACTAAGTGTAAACCACTTACACAGTTATATGGATTCTTTGATGGTATTGCAGTTACTCCATATTGCACTCCTAAGTTAACAGAAATTACAATGCAATCTGGAACTTTCCAAGTTGGTGAAACTGTTATTGGAAAAATGCCAGGATCTGGTGTTGTCGCAGAAGGAACTGATGTTCCTGCCATTAGATTTAGAGTAGCACAATCTAATCATAGAGCAGGCCCATATAATGCTCCCACAGAAGTTTTCCAAAAAAATCCTTACATATCTCAAGTTGGTGCTACTGGTCTAGAGACATTCTTAGGAACACCTGGCACTGTTCAACTTGCATCTGCTAGTGGTGGTGCTACTGATATGCCAGCAACATATTCTGCTACGTCAACAATATTAAATGTTGATACTAAATCAATGAGTGATCAAGCTCAGGGAGATTTCTATGGATATATTAACACTGGAATGGAACTTAGAGGTGCAACAAGTGGTGCAACAGCAGTCGTATCAAATAGAAGATTAATTTCTGATCTTGGTGCTAATTTAATTGGTAGTTTTTATATTCCAAATCCAAATACTGGTAATCATCCAAGATTTGAAACAGGAACTAAAACATTTACTGTGATTGATAATACTACTAACGATCAAGAAAATACAGATACATTCGGTGAGGATAACTACACTGCTGCTGGAACTTTAGAGACAGTTCAAGAAAATATTATCTCTACAAGAAATGCAATTATTCAAACTAAACCCACACAAGAAGAAAGACAGGTTAGAACATTGACAGGTTCTACTGTTATGAAAACTGAGGCTATTTCAACTAAAGAAACCGTAACTAGTAAAGATCGTTGGTATGACCCATTAGCACAATCTTTCCAAGTTACAGAAAGTGGTGGTATCTTTATTACAAGTTGTGATATTTACTTCCAGACTAAAGATGACATGGATATTCCTATGACATTTCAAATCAGAACAATGGAAGGAGGAACTCCAACACAAAAAGTTTTACCATTCTCTGAAATAATTAAAGCACCAGATCAAATTAATGTTTCTACAAACGGAACTGTAGCAACTAGATTTACATTTGAATCCCCTGTTTATCTTGAAGGAGATAATACAGAATATGCCATATGTTTAGCATCATGGTCAACTAAGTATAAAGTATTCATATCAAGAATTGGTGAGTCAGATCTATTAACTGATGAATTTATATCACAACAACCATATTTGGGATCACTCTTTAAGTCACAAAACGCTTCTACTTGGGAACCAAGTCAATGGGAAGATCTTAAATTCGTAATTAATAAAGCCGTATTTGAAACTAGCGGAACATTTGAAGTTTATAACCCTATATTATCCGAGGGTAATAATCAAGTTGCTAAATTAATGCCAAATTCAATTAATATTAATTCTAAGAAAGTTAGACTTGGTATCGGTCAATCATTAGGTGACACTGTTCTTACTTTAGGAAATACAATTAATCAATTATCATTTAGTGATGGTGATAGTGATTACAGTGCTGCATCAAATGCTTCTGGTGATTTTGTTGGTAGTGCTGGTATTGGAACTGGTAATATGGGTATCGTCAATGCTGGTTTAGGATACACACCTGCATCTGGAACATTTGATTTTGTGGGAGTTGCTCTTACTAATATAACTGCTGGTGGTGACTTTATGACAGCAGATATAAGAGTTACTGATGGTGTTGTAGCTATAGCTACAATTAGATCTTCTGGTAGTGGATTCCAACAGGGTGATGTTCTTGGTATAGGAACAATTGGAAATAATAATGTTGGTAGAAACGCAAGACTCTCTATTGTTTCAATAGGAAGAACAGATGAATTAATAATTGATAATGTTCAAGGAGACTTTGCCTTAAATGGAAGATTAACATACACTCATCCTATTACTGGTTTAACAACATCATTGAATACAACAGTTGGTGCTTCTTCAACTAATGCTAGAATTACCACATTAGAAAAAATTACATCTGTAAGTGATGGTTTACATTTGACTGTTGATCATAGAAATCATGGTATGCATCATGAACAAAATAGAGTAACAATTTCTGATGTTGAATCTGATGTAGTTCCAACAAAATTATCATTACCTTATGGTTCTAGTTCTACTTCAACAATATCTGTTGAAAGCACTGATAACTTTACTACATATGAAAATGTTTCTGTTGGAGCGACAAACCCAGGCCTACTACAAATAGGAGATGAGGTGATGAAGTATACTGGTGCTTCTGGTGGATCAATCACAGGTATAACAAGAGGAAATAATGCAAAAGGATATATTAAAGGAACTCCTGTTCGTAAGTATGAACTAGGTGGTGTGTCTTTAGCAAGAATTAACAGAACTCATTTATTAAGTGAAGTCACTGACACAGATCCTGCTCCAATCACATTTGATAGTTACACTGTTAAAGTTAACACTGGAGCTTTAACTGCTGCTCAAACTGGATTACCATTTACTGTTCCTAATAGAACGAGTAATGCAAGTGCAAATAGTAATCCTAAGTTATTCTTTAATGATACTAAATCAACTGGTGGTTATGATATTCACGCAACACAAAATATTCCTTTCCAGATTATTTCACCAAATATTGCAAATGTAACCGTGCCTGGCACTACAATATCTGCTGCTATGAAATCTATATCTGCAGCAAGTCTTAATAATGGTGATGGTCAAGGAGTTGATGTTCCATTCTTAGATAAAGGAAGTGAGAGTGTTACTTTAAATAAATCCAATTATTTAAATTCTCCAAGAATGATTGCATCCAGAATTAATGAAACCAGTAATACAGTAACTCAAAATGCACCTGGTGATAGATCACTTAATATGACACTTACATTAGAAACATCAGATCCAAACTTATCCCCTGTAGTAGATTTACAAAGAATGAGTGCTGTTTTAGTTTCTAATAGAGTTGATGCTCCTATTACAAATTATAAAGAAGATCCTAGAGTTAATACTTTACTTGACGATCCAACATCATGTCAGTATGTCTCTAGAGAAAATACTTTAGCAAACTCCGCATCATCAATAAAGATATTACTTGATGCACATATTAATGAATATTCTGACATCAGAGCATATTATGCGATTAGTGCTTCTCCAAACTTTGATCCAATATTTGAACCATTCCCTGGCTATAAAAACTTAAATGATCAAGGTCAGGTTATTAATTCTGCTGAGAGTGATGGATTGCCTGATAGGTTTATCCCTAAATCAGATGCAGCAGGATTTAAGAGTAGTGAATTAACATTTAGAGAATATGAATTTAATATGGAAGATCTTCCACCATTCAAATACTATAGAGTTAAGTTTGTTTTAACATCAACAAATCAAACTTATGTTCCTAGAGTTTCTGATTTGAGGGTGATTACTTTAGCATAATGTCAAATTTCATCCCAGTTGAAGGTAATAGTGATTTAGTTAGAGATCCAAATACAGATCAAATAATTAACACTAACGCAAGTGCATATCAACAATATATAAATCGTCGTGAACAACGCAAACAAGAAAAAGAAAAATCTTTAAACGTTGAAGAAGATCTTGCCAATTTAAAAAGTGAACTAAGTGAGATAAAATCTTTACTAAAGGAGTTAGTAAATGGCAACTAAAAAAATTACTTTTGATCCAGAAGCAGGTGCTGCTTATGCAGCAAATTTTGCCATGCTTGGTGGTGCTAATTTTGAAGGTAACTTTGAGGTTGTAGGAACATCAAATACAGCGTTTAATCTTGAAGGATATTCTGGTTCATCTCAGATGACTAAGAGTGTTTCTATAGGATCAACTGCTTTTCCTGCAGCAACTTTTGCTGTTGGGTTTACAAGTGCTGCTGATGGTAAGATTCGCATATCACTTGGTGGAACACAAACTAAACTTATAGAAGAGGGTAGATATGTGTATGATGTTATTGTTAGTTCTGGAAATACTTTTTACAGATTAGTTGATGGTAACATTCTTGTTCAACCTGGCATATCGTCAATCTCCGCACTATAAATATGGATAGAGGTATAGTATAAATGGCCCAACCATCCACCAGATCAGAATTAATCACCTATGCTAAAAGACAGTTAGGTGCACCAGTATTAGAAATCAACGTTGCAGATGAGCAAGTTGAGGATCTATTGGATGATGCTATTCAATATTTTCAAGAGAGACATTTTGATGGTGTATATCCAACATTTTTAAAATATAAAATTACAGAAGCTGATATAACAAGAGGAAGATCAAGAGATGGTCAAACAGATAATATAGGAATTACAACATCTACTGCTAGTGCCACGATTGATGGTGGAACCACATCATTTAGTTTTACTGAGAATTCAAATTTTTTACAAGTTCCAGATGATATTATTGGTATTACAAAAGTCTTTCATTTTGATGGATCAAATAGAATGGCAAGTGGTATGTTCAGTCTTAAGTATCAGTTGTTCTTGAATGATGTATATTTCTATGGATCAACTGAGTTATTGACATATGCAATGACAAAAACATATCTTGAGGATATTAATTTTTTATTAACTACACAGAAACAGATTAGATTTAATAAAAGGCAGGATAGATTATATCTAGATATTGATTGGTCTAGTATTAGTGCAGATGAGTTTCTTGTAATTGACTGTTTTAGAACATTAAATCCAAATGACTATGCGAAAGTCTTTAATGATTCATTTTTAAAGAGATACTTTACTGCTCTTCTTAAGAAGCAGTGGGGTCAAAACTTAATTAAATTCCAAGGAGTTAAATTACCTGGTGGAGTCGAGCTAAATGGTAGACAGATCTATGATGATGCAATGAATGATTTAACAATCATCAGAGAACAAATGTCTAACACTTATGAACTACCACCATTAGATATGATAGGTTAATATAATGGCACTAAATCCTTTTTTTCAACAAGGCTCCTCTGGTGAACAAAGTCTCGTTCAGTCTTTGATTAACGAGCAATTGAAGATGTATGGTGTAGAAATACACTATATGCCAAGAAAGTATGTTAGCGAAAAAACAATATTAGAAGAAGTAACTGCATCTAAATTTGATGATGCATATCCAATAGAAGCATATATTGACAACTTTGATGGCTATGATGAGATGCCTTCAACATTATCAAAGTTTGGTATTCAAGCAACTAATGAAGTAACACTTATAATATCAAAAGAAAGGTTTGAGACTTACATATCTCCCCTAATGAAAAATGAATCTAATGTAAAACTCTCTACAAGGCCAAAAGAGGGTGACTTAGTTTATTTTCCACTAGGTGATCGTTTGTTTGAAATAAAATATGTTGAGCATGAAAAACCATTCTACATGCTAAGAGATAATTATGTTTATAAGTTAACTTGTGAACTATTCCGTTATGAGGATGAAGTTATTGATACTGGTGTTGATGAAATTGATGATACTTTAGGTGGTATTGAAGGAGCAGATGGGGAGGAAATTCTTATTGGTTCTGGTGGAACACAGAAACTAACTCTTGTAGGAACTGCTTCACAGGCAACTGCATCTATAGGTATCATTAATGGTGGTATTCAATTTATCAGTCTTACAAATAGAGGTAAGGGATATACATTTGCACCTAGAGTTGCAATATCGTCTGCACCATCAGGAGGATTGACTGGTATTGCTACATCTAAGTTATTGAGTGGAATTGCTATTGAAGGTAATATTAGTGACAGTAAAAAATCTGTTGTTCAAAATATTGACTTAGTAAATCCAGGCTTTGGATATACATCTAATCCCACAATACAAGTAATTGGGAATGGAACTGGTGTTGCTGCAACTTCTAAGATAGAGAATGGTGTAGTTGGTATTGTTACAATCACTTCAGGTGGTTCAGGATATACAACATCACCAACAATTACATTTACAGGATTATCAACTGTTTCTGCTGCTGCGACTGCAATTGTTAGTGCTGCTGGAACAATCTCTGCTATACACATCAGGAATGCTGGTGTAGGCTACACGGTAACACCTACTATTTCTATCGCATCACCTGGTAGTTCTGGTTCAGGAAACTACTCATTTAATGAAACTATTACAGGTGGAACAAGTGGTGCTACAGCAAGAATTAGAACTTGGGATGCTATTACAAATGAATTAGAGATATATAATATCACAGGAACATTCAGAACTGGGGAGACAATTACAGGATCTTCTTCAGGTGCATCACACTTAATTAGATTGATTGATCTAACTAATTTTGATGATGGATTTGGTGAAAATGATGAGTTTGAATTACAGGCAGATGCTATTTTAGACTTCTCAGAAAACAACCCATTTGGCACACCATAAATATAATATAAGAGGTTATAGCAATGTTTGAGTATTTTTACAACGAAATTTTAAGAAAGACCATCATAGGTTTTGGAACTCTGTTTAATGGTATTACTATAAAACAGGATGGATCTGTTGTAAAAGTTCCTTTAGCATATGGCCCAACACAGAAATTTTTAGCAAGATTAGAACAAGCACCAAACTTAAGTCAAGCAACTCAGATTAGTTTACCTAGAATGTCATTTGAGTTTACTGGACTTACATATGACTCATCTAGAAAGGTAACTACAACTCAAACAATAGCAGTTAAAAATCCAGATGATGGAACAGATATTAAAAAGGTATTCATGCCAGTTCCATATAATATGCAGTTTGAACTTTCAATTATGTGTAAATTGAATGACGATGCTTTACAAGTAGTAGAACAGATATTACCTTATTTCCAACCACAATACAATTTAACAATCAATCTTGTTAGTTTGATAAATGAGAAGAAAGATGTTCCAGTTGTATTAGAAAATATTACAATGGATGATCAGTATGAAGGAGACTTTACATCTAGAAGAGTTTTACTTTATACTCTAAGATTTACTGCAAAGACATATCTATTTGGCCCTGTTACATCTGCATCCAAAGATATCATCAAGACTGCATCTGTTCGTTATCTTGCTGGTGGTTCACAAAGCACACAGAGAGATGTTACATTTGCTGTTCAACCTAGAGCACTTAAAGATTACACTGATGATGTTGTAACCACAATAAGCGAAGACATAGATGCATCTCAGAAAACAATCAACGTTGCTGACGGAACTGCAATTACAGTTAATAAGTTTATTGATGTTGATGGTGAAGAGATGAAAGTTACTAAGATTACTGGCAATAAACTGACAGTATCAAGAGGTGAAGATAGTACAATTGCAAAAGCACATGTTAGAGGAACTGGAGTCAAAGGTATTGATTACACTGGAAGAGAAGATAGTAATATTATTGAGTTGGGTGATGACTTTGGATTTGATGGATCTTACTCATGAAAACCGACGGACTAGATGATGCTTTCAATGTAGAAACAAGTATTGTTCCTGCAGATATTGAAAAAGTACAGAAAAAAGAAAAACCAAACACTGATCATATCAGTAAAGACTATGAGTATACTCGTGGAAATCTTTACAGTATTATAGAAAAAGGTCAGGAAGCAATCAATGGTATTCTTGAACTTGCTCAAGAAAGTGAAATGCCAAGAGCATATGAAGTTGCAGGTCAATTAATAAAGAACGTTGCCGATGCAACTGATAAGTTGATGGATCTTCAAAAGAAACTAAAAGAAGTTAATGAGGAAGAGAAAACAAAAGGCCCATCTACAGTTAATAATGCATTGTTTGTAGGGTCAACGTCTGAGTTATCTAAACTATTAAAATCCCAGACTAAAAAAGAAGATAAATAAATCAGGGAGAGGAATCCCGAAGTAATATTTTACTCATACCATGTCGGAAAAATTGCCGTCTATAGATGACTTCTATGAAGAGTTGCCA